ATTAATAAGAAAGAAAACGTTTCTGAAGTGATGAAGAAATGTGCGTTAGACCTTGTACTATTCGGAGGTTACAGTTTGAATGTAATATGGAGTAGAGATAGAGAAAGTATTGCTGAAATATATCATTTGGATTTTAGTAGAGTAAGATGTGGTAAGATTAATCCTGAAACAGATGAAATTGAAAAATACTATTATTCAGCTGATTGGACAAATATCAAAAAACATCCCGTTGAGGAATATGATACATTCAGTCAAGAAGATGGTGAACCATCTCAAATCCTTTATTACAAACAATACCAACCAAGTAATTCTTATTATCCTAATCCAGATTATAGCGGTGCTTTGGCTGCTATTGAAATTGATGTAAACATTAAGGAGTTTCACAGTAACAATTTAAAGAATGGTATGTTACCAAGTCTTTGGATAGATTTTGTGAACGGTATCCCTGATGAAGAAAATCAAAGATTGATGACACGTGCACTCGAAGAACAATATTCTTCTGTTAATAATGCTGGTCGTCCAATCATATCATTTAATGAGAGTGCTGAACTTTCACCAAAAATCACACAGATTGCCCCATCATCAAACGATGGGTATTATCAAGCAATATATGACGATATTATCAGAACCATCCTGTCAGGTCATAGGATTAGTTCTGGTGAGTTATTTGGTATCAGTACGAGTGGTAAGTTAGGAACAAGAAACGAGATTGTGGACCACTCAGAATATATCAGAAAGATGGTTATTATGCCATATCAATCTGAACTATTACCAGTCTTTAACAAATTGGTATCTCTTAAATCTCAAAGACCAACAACATTTGAAATTAAACCATTATCAATCTATGAAGTAGGTGATGTGGTTGAACAACCAGTTGTTGAAGATAAACCTGAACAACCAACACAAGTATTATAATATGGGAGTACTATTAATATCAGAAACCAAATTAAAAAATTTTACAAATATCAATAAGAATGTTGATATGGATGTATTACGTGCGGAAGTACAAATAACACAAGATACAGAACTTCAACCATTATTGGGAACAAAGTTCTATAATCATTTATTGAGTCAAGTATCATCAACAGGTAATACATTTAATGCAAATGAATTGACTTTGGTGAATGATTATATTGCACCATATCTTATACAAGCAAGTTATTTTCGTGCAATTCCTCACTTACATTATAGAACGATGAACCGTGCGATAATTGAAGGTCAGACCGAAGGTGGTACACCTGTTGATTTAGAAACGATGAAATATCTTCGTTCAATACAAAAACAAACCGCAGACTTTTATAAGATGAGGTTACAAGACTGGTTAATTACTGGTCAAGGTCAGAACCTTTTCCCCGACTATCTATCTACATCTACTATTGATGGAATGATACCTGACAAGTCAGCAAAATACAATAACCCGATTGTTCTAAATCACACCACTCGTTATGGTTACGCAAAGAGAGGTAGTGGTACTATTGGTAACTTACCATCTTATAGTGAAATAGAATCATCATCACCGCCTTGTTACGATTGTTATTAATGACAATCTCGGAAGTAAAATTGAGACAAATACGGAAATGAGTACAGAATTATTATTAATTATATCAAACGCATTAACTGGTGTTGCTGCGTGGTTTGTTGGAAAAAAACGTCAACAAGCAGAAACAGACAATCAAGTGTTACGAAATTTAGAATTATCAATTGGTATATATAAAAATATAATTGATGATTTGAAAAATGAAATACACGAATTAAATAACAAAATCCAAGACCTTGAAAATAAGGTTATGAAATTAATGGATGAAAATAAGAAACTCAAAAAAATGAAACTATGAACAAGTTAGAAAGATTTAATTTAGTAAGAAAGATAAAATTAAATTTATCTGATATTAAACCCAATAAGATGGAAGAAGGTGAAGGATTAGAAGGAAGTTGTTGGGAAGGATATGAACCTATTGGTATGAAAGAGAAAGATGGAAAAATGGTCCCTAATTGCGTTCCAATCAAAGAAGAACAATCTAAGGTAAAGAAAGAAGGTTTCCCAATCCCTTCTCCTGAAGGTGGAGAAAGTGATGATGAATTTATCAGTAGATGTATGAAAGAAATTTATGGTGAGTATGACCAAGACCAAGCACTTGGAATTTGCTACGGAAAGTTAAGAGGAGAATAAGGACAAAAAAAAATAAATGTATCAAACACTAAACACAAATGAAAAAGGGACCCATTACAGGTCCCTTTATTGTTCAAGGTACAAGTTACGGAAACCTTAAACAGTGTTTGTAAGTTCGTCTGAACTGAGTGCTGTGGAATTGTAGTTTTGAAATATAAATTCTCTATATTGAGTTAATAAAAACTCTAATATATCCATCCTATACAATCCTTTCTCTTTTAGTTGTGTATGGATTGGTTTATAAAAATCATAATTAATTTCAATAAACTGAATGATGTTAGGTACACAATGAATGTAACCACCAGCAATACTACCACCTGTATCTACATAATGTTGTAGTACATTAATAATATTTTTTTGTGTACAAGCAGTATCATAATCACCATTCACTTCGTTCCATACTTGGTCACAGAAAATAGATAAGGTAGCTTGTTGTTCCTCATCCATATAGGTTTCTTTTAAACGTTCAGATAATTCTAAAGCTTGTTTATAATCGTTCATAACTTTGTTTTTTTATTTTTTAAACCTTCTTTAAAACCAGTGATAAAACCATCTCTACCACTTGGTGTAAATAAGATGGCTGCAACTACCACAATTATTGTTAATTCTTCTAATCCCATAATAACTTGTTTTTAAATGTGAGATACAAAGGTAGAACTTTCTTCTGATTCCACCAAATTTTTTGAATAAAAATCACTATACCACTTACTAAAATCTAATTTCATTTCTGCGTGGTCTGATGTTCTTTGAACCATATTACCAACAATCTTAATACCTTTACCTGTCTTGTGGTAATTTGTAACCCTGAAACCAAACTTCCTAAAAAACTTACATTGTTTGGAAACATCGTTAACGATATATTGTGGTCCTAATGTTGCACAACCAATACAATCAAGATGTATGGAAGGAAAGTCCATACCAAATGTATCAACCAACAAATCAAAAAATACGGACATTAAGAATATACCCCACTTCTTACCTTGATACCTTTCTTCAATTGCAATATTTTCTAACTCAATACCATCATCTTTGATACTGATGGTCAACATACCTTGAGGAATAATAATACGAATGTTGCGAGTAATTCTAAGGACCTTATTGAACTTGAAACGAATATTAGTATCGTAAAAATCAACTTTGGTTCCTGCAAATTGTTTTGAATATTTTTCTAAATTATCCGACAATTTCTGAAATGCCTCATTAGGTTGGATAAACACTAACTTGTCAATACCATCCTGTGGATTATAACAGAATGGTGGTTCGGACATACATTCTTTAATTGTTGCAACTTTATCAGTCTCATATTTGTCCTTCCAAATATGAATGTCTGATGGGATGTAATTATAATTTGACATAACTTGTTTTGTTCAGATACGCTGTCCCCCGATTTGTTTCCACAAAGTTATTTTAATATTTTGGAATATCCAAATTTATTTTAAAAATATTTTTACAAACAAAAAACCCCCATCGTAGACACGACAGGGGTTATTAGTAATAATAAAAAAACAATTGAATGGAAATTCAACAATACAAAGGTAGGAACTTTTTACATTCCTACCAAATTTTTTTTTAAATTAATTAAAATCGTTTCAAACACGTTTCATCAAGCACATAAGTCATTTTTTTAACTTGTGGTGATTGTGCGTTTAGTTCACGTTCATAATGGAATATATTATCAGGATTTACTTCCATACCTTCAAATAGTTCTTGTATGGTTTCTTGTAAATCTTCAATGGTGCATTTAAAATCACCATTAGATAATTTTTCCTTTAACTGAAACTTGTTAAGTTTTTTAATATCCAAATTCTCAGGAACAGAAATTGGAATGTCAATGTGGGATGAAACCACTACTCCGATACTAATTGTCTTATGTGACATAATTTTAAATGGTTTACGTTACCAACAAACGTTTTGATTGTGAGATACAAAGTTAAGTAGTATTTTTATATCTGCCAAATATTTTATAAAAAAAATTAAAAAAGTTTTCCACAGTTTATCCACAATAAAAAAACCCCACCGTAGAAACGGCGGGGGATTTTCGTATTTATATATAGAATGGTTTACATTTAAAATATAACAGAAAAAAATGACTTTACCAAAGCCCAAGCGAAATTAAAAATAAAAAACATTAGGAACATACCGAGTGTGAACGCAACCATAGTG